CTACTAAGCATTTTGAGTATACAACTAGAGTGGTTGGGCTGACAAAAAAATTTCAGGAGGCAGCCCTCCACATCAGCTCTAGCTTTTCCATCAGTGAGAGTGGTGTTCCACGACCATCCTCTGCAGATTTAGAATCGGAATACATTAAGCAAAATTTACTAAAAGGCCATTCTATGGTGCCTACTGAAGTACCGTATCGTATTTCAGCCGGTTGGCCCGAGTGTGTTGATAATTATTCTATGACACAAGAGGTTCACACGGCATTGCTAAATAGTGATTTTCGACAATTATCTGAATACTTTGGTGAGGCGTTTGTTGATAGATCTGATTTGGCACAAAAGGTTTGGAGAGATGAGCCAGCATATCAGACAGTTGAGCGTTCTTACTTCCGTTCCTATGAAGGTGGTCTCATTCCTGCGAAGAGGTGGGAGGAACTAATAGGTGAGCCGGAACCTGATGACACTTTGGGTAAGGCTTATCCGATTCCAGCCCTTCGCCACATGATTTTGAAAAAATATTCTAGTTTCCACCAGGCTGCTGGAATGACCAATGGTCGTCCTCATGTAGTTGCTGCTATGTCCGGAATGTACAATCGAAAGATGGCGGATGCTGTAATCTTGATGAACCAGAAAACGCATGTTCCTCCAACGGCCTTTGAAGAAATTCGACCTCTTGTAGGTCCTGCTATGGATTTATGGTACCATAAGATGAAAATAACAGAGTTTGGAAAAGAGAAGTGTACGATTTCTTTTGACCCTTTCAAAGATGTCTTCCATGGAGCAAGTAATGGTATCAATTTTGGTCCAACTTACGTCGTTTCAAGTCCTGGTTTGGAGCATGACATCCAGATATCACCCAAGGGAAAAAAGATAGATACGTTAGAAGCTGATATTGCAGCAATAATGGACCTGTTGCGAGAGGGTAAGGAACCTCCGGTCTATTATAATGTCACGCCTAAGAATGAGAATTTCTTTGATTGGATCAAACAGTTAAACGATGAAGATTACGCCTCCTGGAAAGCTAAGCTTCGTCTCTTCGTTATACCGTCTTCTGTGTATTTGGTGGGTGAAAGACTTATATCCCACGTTCGCCAGATGAGAGAGCGCGGCTGGGGAATTCTTGTAGGTCACTCCCACTCGTTTGGAGGAACTGATAAATTGGCGAAGATGCTTGGAGTTGATCGTTACAATTGTTGGAAGAAGATGATCGAAGAAGGGGATGCAAAGAAATTTGACCAGACTGTTCTTGAATTTTTCACAAATCTGTATTTCTCTACCATGTTGATACATGAGGATAAGGATTCTCCAGACTATGAAGCGAAGTGTCGGATAACGAAATGGTTACTTAAAAATATGATAACTCGTCTAACTCGCATATTCAGTGATTATTGGGTGTGGCAGAGAGGAGGGGTGCCATCAGGATGTCTGAATACCTCTCACATGGATTCGTGGATAATGGGAATGTATTTCATGCTTTTTGGGATTCATACGGTGTCTACGGCAGCTCCAGAGGATCAAGAAGAGATGGAGCTCCTATTGTATGAGTACATCAAGATAATAGTCTATGGGGATGACCATTTGTGGAACAGAGGGGATCATCGTCTGTCAAGCCACTTCTCAGCGTACAATTTCGCCGCTTTTTGTAACAAATATTTAGGGGTTACAGTACGAGACATTCATTCAGGACAGTCTTTTTGTTCAATTGTCAAGGATGGGTGGATTGTGGATAGAGGAGCGGTAATGTTGAAGCATTCGTTTGTTTTGAATGAATGTACTCGAGAGGGTCAGAGTGTTTTTTT